GAATCGTGCCGCAGTGGCTAAATCGGTCAATGAGCTTGCCGAGATTACTGCCAGGGTCCACCTAAAGGCTCTGAAGGCCGCGGAGAAGGCCCTCCTGACCAAGGGCGAAGAGGGCTACGACGGTTCAGGCGATGTGCCGTGGAAAGAGCGTAGTACCCGCGTTGCCGCCGGGCTGGCCCTGGCTGCAAAGGCGATGGATCACGTTCGAGAGACCGACGTTGGAGTGCGCCAATTTGGGCTGTTGCTCATGAAAGAGCGCTTCAAGTCAGTATCTGATTGGGAGAGACATGCCGCGGAGGTTGATGCGGCGCCGTCCCCGACCAAGACCACAACGATTGACGCCGAAATAGTCCACGCACAGTTGCCCGCCAAGGAGGAAACGTAATGGCTTGCGGTAGAGAAGATTTGAAGCCCTGCGCCACCTGTGGAACGTGCCCCACGTGTGGCTACGGCGGATACAGACCGTGGTGGGGCGTGAATAATCCGTGGTGGGTCGGTGATCTGACTTGGCCAAACATCACCTATACGACCACGTCCACCGTTATCCCTAACTGCACCTGTAACAACCTGGAAACCTGTCCGCATCGCAACCAGGGCTTTGTCAAGTGAGCCAACACGAGTACGCCGGTTGCGGTCCCCACGACCTGGACGAGTCCATTCGTCAGATGAAGGCCGACGGTCGCAAGATTCTCGACTTCTGGCGCAACCTAAAAGGCTTCTGGATTTTCAAGCTCATGGTGGCGCGGTAATGCCGATGCGCAGCAAGAAACAGAGGGCGTATTTATGGGCGCATAAGCCGTCCCTGGCCGAAGAGTTTGAGGCCATGACCCCAAAGAACGCCAAGCTCCCCGTGCGTGCGCCGAAGAAAGCAGGAGGCATCAAGCGATGAGCGCCATTTCCCGCGACGCCGACACCACCCGGGGCCACGTAATCGCCCTTGCGCATGCCCTCATTGCTCCGCGCGTGCTGACCAAGGAAGAGCAGTTGGCGCTAGAACGGCTGGTGTTCGAGATTGACCGCCTGGCCGACCGATGCGAGGAGCTGGGCGGGGCGAAGAACGCCAAGTGAGTCTGATTCTGCTCAAGGCGCCCGCCAACAGGACGGGAATGGACGCCAGGGTCTCGGACATCGTCCCGGGCTCTGCGCCTCCCCTTGTGTCACCACATTGCCGCAAGTGCAGGCTGCCCGTTGAGACGTTCGAGATAGACCCCGTGTCGAGCATTTTCTACCTCGGCATTGAGGCAATCTGCCACGGGAAGACCAGCGGCACGAAGGTACCGGCTGAACAGGCGCTGCGCGCCGGAATTGTGTGGATGTTTTGAGTTGTTGCATAATCTGCAATGAGTGAACTGGCCTCGCTAGACGACGGTAGCGTTTTCTGGAAGGCCCTGCCTCGCCAGGACGTAGCCCTGTCGTGCCCGGCGTTTGAGACGCTATTCGGCGGCCAGAAGGGAGGGGCAAAGTCGGATTGCCTCATTGTTCGGCCGGCCCAGATACTGGCCCTTGCGCATCAGATTTACCTTGAGACGGGGGTTAAGCAGGAACGTTGCCGAATTGTTGTCTTCCGCAAGAACCTGGCTCACTTAACCGACCTAATCACGCGCGGCAAGGAAATATACGCCAAGCTTGACCCGGAGGCTGGTCACAATGGATGGAGTAAGTCAGAGAAACGGTTCACTTTCACGTCTGGCGCGTTCGTGGAGTTCGCACATCTGGACGGTCCTGACGATCATCAGGGATACAACGGGCAGGAATTGCGGGGCATCTGTATCGACCAGGCCGAAGAAGTCCCCTTCGAAGTAGTCCAGTTCTTACGTGCCCAAGTTCGTACAAGCGACCAGCGTTACGAAGACTTTCTCTTCTGCTTCTACACGGCCAACCCCGGCGGAAAGTATGCGCAGTGGGTCAAAGACTACTTCATCAAGTCCTGCGAGCCGAACAGGATCGTAAAGACTGACGTCAAGCTCCGCGACGGTCGCATCAAGACCACAACGCGCGCTTTCATACCTTCGAGCCTTCGCGACAACCCGTATCTTAGCCGAGACGGCGCGTATGAGGCGAACCTCAGGACCCTGCCGGAACACATGCAGGAGATGTATCTGGCCGGTAACTGGGATGCTGTTGTGGGGGCATATTTTTCCCACGTCTTCCGAAAGGACATCCACGTAATACCGTCCTTCCCCATCCCGGATTCGTGGGAGGTGAAGTTCGGCCTTGACTGGGGCAGCACATCGCCGGCCTGTTCCCTATTCGGCGCCCGTGATGAGGACGGCACCGTCTACATCATCGACGAACTGTACGGCCCTGGTATTACAGGCCGTACCTTCGGCGAAAAGATGCTCAAGAAGTTCGCCAACCAGTTGTGGGGCAACCGCAAGCGGTCAATTGACGACGTCTACGGCCTGGTCGACTGGTCAGCCTTCAACCGCCAGGGAGCAGACGGCATGTCACCTGGTCAGGGCCTCATGTCCATGGGTCTCCGCCTGTTTGATGCAGTCAAGGATCGTGGCGCAGGTAATGAACAGGTCATTGAGCGGCTGCTGCTTCGCGCTGATGGTAAACCGCGGCTTTACATATTCGGCGATAGATGTCCAAACCTGATTCGCGAGTTACCAGCCCTCCAGTCAGACAAGAACAAGCCCGATGACGTTGATACGGACGGCAGCGACCACGCCTACGATGCGCTCAAGTACCTTCTCTTAGACTGGCCCATCGGCTCCGAAGGCAAGCGCGACAAGCAAGACGCAGACGTAGAACGCTGGCTGCGTCTGGCTAAGCAGAAGCAACGCGAACGAGACCTAGATTCACATATTCAAGCGGGGTACGGCTCCTAATGGACACCGAAGATACCACGTCGAAGGTTGACACCAAGTCAACCGACGGCTCCGAATTCGTCAAGCTTTCGTCTTCCAAACGTGCCCCTACCGCGGAAAAGACCGACCTTCCTAGCGAGGCGGTGAACCTCATAAGGATTTTCACCGTCCCCGAGCAAGAGAAGATGTCGGCCAAGTGCCTGGATGACTACTCCAGCGATGTTAGGTCGCGCGCCCCGCGCATGAAGAAGCTGCGGGAGTACACCGAGCTTTACGCGGGACTACTAAAGGCGAAGTCTTTCCCGTTCACGGGGTGCGCTAACGTGAACCTACCGGTGCTTACCGGCCCCTGGTTGCAGGTCCACGCACGTCTCTATGACATGGTCTGGCCGGCTAACGGCAAAATCTTCTACAGCTCGCCGACCAACTTGGAAGACACCTACCGGGCTGAGACTACCGAACTGTTCGGCAACACGTACATCCGCCGCAAGATGCCAGAAATGGGCACCGGTCTTGATGACACCATGTCTCAGGTCGTTGGTTATGGCTCCGCCTTTCGTCGCACGTATTGGAACACCTATGAGTGGCGTGTTTGCTCGGATTACATCCCGATTGAGGACTTTGTGGTCGCGCATTCGGTACGCAGCCAGGACCCGTCTATGCGCGATGTGGCGCGCTATACGATGGTCCAGCACCTCACCATTTACGACCTTGAGAGCTACGGAGCCGATGGAATTTTCGATAACGTGGCTGGACTGCGAGCCGAAGAGGCGGAGTCGCCGAAGGGCGACATGCAGCCTACGATCGAAAAGATTGATGGCCAAGGCCCCTCTGAAGAGGCGTCAGACGAAGACAAACCCCGTCAGGTTCTAGAGCAGCACCGTATCTGGCGCCTGCCCGACCGCAAGGGCAAGCATCCCGCCTTCGACGGCAAACCCCACCCGGTCATCATCACCATTGACGCGGCCTCTAAGAAGGTCCTGCGCGTGGTACTGCGCGAAGAGGATGACCCGTCGGATCTTAAGCGCTTTCAGAAGGAGGACGCGAACTATCAGCAGTACCTCATGCTGCAACAGGCCCACGATGAGCAGAAGTTGTCCCAGGAACGTGGACAGGCCGTGGCGATGGCCATGGGCGTTGAGCCCCCGCCCGCTGACCCGTTGTTTCCGCCGCAGTTGGTCCCCGAGCCGAAACCCCTGCGCAAGCGGGAAATCTGCTTCTTCACCCACTATCGAGCCTTCCCGTCTGAGGGATTCTACGGCCTGGGGTTCGGTGACTTCATCGGCCCACTGAACAAGGCTGTCAACACCCTCATCAACCAGCACATCGACGGCGTGACCCTCAGGAACGCCAAGCCGGTGTTTATGTCTCGCCAACTGCGTACCCAGCGCGGGGCGGTCAATATCCAGCCGGGCGAGGTCATCGAGATTGACGGGCCGACGTCGGCCATGAAAGAGGGCATCTACTGGATGGACCCTCCCATGAACGACCCGACTACCATGCCGCTTGCCCAGATGATTGGCGGGCAGGCTGACAAGGTGGCTGGCTCGGGTGACCTGATGTCGGGGGACACCAGCGGGGCTAATCGCACCGCCCAAGAAATCAAAGTGCTTAACAGCCAGGTCATGATGCAAATCAGCGTCTTGGCCCGCCGGGTTAAAGAAGCCTTCAAGCACGAACTGGACAAGATTTGGCGCTGCTGGGGCGTCTTCCTTGAGGACCAGGATGTCGTGGACGTTGTTGACGAGTCGGGGGCACCGCAAAGCATCCACATCGGACGTGGTATGTTCTTGCCAGACGCACACGTAATCCCCGCCGCTGACCCTCGAATGAAGTTCGAAAAGGTCGACGACCAGAATATGCTCTACCAGCTCATCACCACCAACCCATATTTGATGCAGTCACCAAATATGCCGTTGATGATGAAGGCGGTGACCGAAGACCTATTCCGAGCGCATGGGGCAGAGAAGTACATCCCCATGATTCCAGCGCCTCCCCCTCCGCCTCCACCCCCACCGCCTAAGCCACATTGGGAAGAGGAGGCCGGTTGGCTCAAGGGCCAGGATTCGCCGGTGCACCCTGACGACAACGACGAAGAGCACATCCAGGGGCATCAGTTCTTCGGCAAGACCGCGCCAGGCGCAGCGCTGGACAAGACCGGCGTTGATATGAAGGACCGCCACGTCAGGGCCCACGTGGCTCAGGCGTGGCAGAAGATGCACGGCGGTGGACCGCCCCCGGGAAGCGGACCAACCCCACAGGGCCAGGCCGTTGTGCCACCTCCCAGTCATCACGCGGCCCCGAATGAAACCCCGATGCCCGCCCCGTCTCCCGGCGCATGAGCAACCGCGGTTGGATAGGCGTTGATCTAGACGGCACCCTGGCCGTCTATGATAAGTGGCGCGGAGAAAAACACATTGGCGCGCCCGTGCCGGCCATGCTGGCTCGGGTTAGGAGTTGGCTGGCCGATGGTAGAGAGGTCCGTGTGTTCACGGCTCGCGTTTGCGCGGATGGTGGGTACGCAAGAGACGTCGCAGAGATTCGCGGGTACATTGAGCGCTGGTGCCTAGAACACATTGGCCGCGTGCTTCCGGTGACCAATACCAAAGACTACTCCATGGTGGAACTGTGGGACGACAGGGCGGTCCAGGTAGAGCCAAACACCGGGCGTCGCATGGATGGCCAGGAATGAAAATCACCCCCGCATTCTTCGCCCTAGAAGCCTCCGACCGCTCCTCTTGGCGCGACATGGAGATTACCAAGGCGTTCCTTGAATACCTTGACCTGAAAGAGGCCGCCTGCGCCGATGAGATTCTCTCCAACGTGCGCAGGGGACAGGCCAAAGAGGCCGAGATTCTTAGCGGTAAACTAGAAGCCTACCAAGAGCTTAAGAGTGCTCTTAACCAAGATGGCCACACGGCAAAAATCGAGGTTGAAGAGGAATTCATTGACCCAGCCGCACTAAGGACCAAATGAGCAGAGTTCTTGAGCCCGACGAATTGCCGGGCGCCCCCATTGGTGACAGGGTTCTCCTATTGCCAGACCCGCCGCTGGAGGAAAGCGAGCGGGGCATCATCATCCCCGGCGTTGCCCAGCACCGCCCCAACACAGGTAAGCTCATCGGCGCCGGCCTCTCGGCCCTGGACAGGCTCCATGACCAGGGAATCGAGATGGGCGATGCGGTTATCTGGGGGCAGTTCGCCGGGGTTATATGGGAGTGGGACCACGTCAAGGAGTACAGCAAGAAGCCATGTGCCGGCGACCACCGCTGGGAGCGGGCGCCTTCGCCTCGCGACCGTGTATCCGCCAAGGTTTGCGACAACTGCGGAACTACCCGCTGGATTGAGTTTGTGCTCCTGGCCAATGTGGATGACATCCAGTCATCCGTTGACCTTGAGCAGCGTAGGCGCAACGGCGTAGTCGGGTACAAGCGGGGCAAGACGGCCGAGGGTCAGACCATGCACTTTATCGAACGGAAGGACAGCTAATGGGTTTCTTGAGCGATGCATCCGAGGCCGATGGTGGGAACGATACAACCGAGGTCGCTGAGGACACGTCACAAACTGTCGACACTTCGGCGCAAGAGCAGACAACCAGTACCCAGGACACCCCACCCGCAGAACAGAAGACCGAGCGGGTAGCGCTGCCCAGCCGTCGCGAGCGAGCCGCCCAGCGCACCAATGAGGTCACCGCGCAGCTCCAGGCCCTTCAGAAGACCATCGGGGAATCGACCAAGCAGTTTGAGTCCCGCATGTCTGCCCTGGCTGAGGAGAACGCTCGGCTCCGCGGTGGCTTTGAAGCCATCCAGCAGCAGCGCCAGGTCCCGATGCAGCAGCAAGCGCCGCAGAAGACCCCTGCCGAGATGAAATCAGAGGCCCGCAAGGCCCTGGATGCGGGCGACTTTGAAACGTGGGACAGGCTTAACACCGAGGCCATCCTGGCCCAGGTGCGGCCCCTCATCCCCCAGCAGCAGGCACCGCAGGCTCCTGGGCCCTCACCGGTGGTCCAGGCCATGCTCATGCAGCACCCGGGCGTTGTGGGAGCAGGGGAGAGGGGTATCCAGCTGGCCATTGCCGAAGACAATCGCCTGGCGGCCCTCGGCCACGCGCCCAGTCCTGAGCGGTTCCAGCAGGCGTTCAAACTCGCTGAGCAGGCCCTTAAGCCTGCTGCGGCCCCTGCCTATTCCCAGTCGTCCCGCGGGGCCCTTGCCGGCGTTCCTAGGCAGCGAGACAACGCCACCTCACAGGGTAGTGGTGACCAGGGCGTCGTACTGACCGCCTATGAGATGCAGGTTGCTGAGAAATGCGGCATGTCCAAGGCGGAATACGCCAAGTACGTGGCCGAAATGGACCCCAAGCGGGTTACCGGCTAACCCGCACCTCTACCCAGGCATACCAAGACAGGTCACGGCCAAGGCCATCAAGCAAGATGGCCTGAACTGTGTTCCCTAACAGGGATAGGCTCGCCGTTAGGTTGGCGTCAGTTCTAATGGTCACCGGACTAGCCGTTGCGCCCGTTTGAGCGGCGGCGCCTCCGACCTGTCGCGAGAATAGAGCATCCCGAACGAACCTGGCCTGTGCCGTTGTGCCCATCGCCTGCGCCCTAAGGGTGACCGACCAACACCCGCCCTCGGGGATTTCCTCGCTTGTCCAAATGGTCACAATCGGGGCGACAAGGGTTCCCAGTCCCGTAAACGGCCCCAGCGCGCCATATTGCGTTGCGAGTTCCCTGAGTTCGTTAACGAGCGGGAAAATCTCGTTTTCCTTGCTCTTGGTCTCCTTTAGGGGGCCTGAATTGACTATTTTGGGCATCGTTAGAGCCTATGTCGAATTATTGACATTACGCAATCTTTTTTGTTGACAATCAGATTAGACCTCAATAGCCTACTAGATTAGTAGGACGTTATTCCCCGCTGGGAACCCTTGGCGCGGTGAGTCCAGTACCTAAATCCCCGTTCGGCCATCCCGGGCCAACGCTGGTGAGGCAAGGGAACGAGACTCCACCGCATGGCCAAAGATACCGCCCCCGTTGTCCCCGCGCGCAATGACCTGAAGAAGGTCGAGGTTTACGCCGTTTCGCGAGCCAGTGAGCTTGCCGGCAAAGACCCCAACTGCGTTTACCAGTACATGTCCACCGACCCCGCGAATCCCTCTTACTACCAGAGGTTTCTCGGTAAGCACGAAATCGGCGACCCTGAGTCCGGTTACGCAACGGCGGAACCGTGGGAGTTCGTCAGTTCGGGCGAGGACAAGGTAACGCAGGGTCGACCCCGCGATGACCAGGGGAAGGGCGTTGATACGGCAATGCGCCATGGCTCGCTCGTTCTGATGCGCACCAGCAAAGAGAACCACGCCATTTACGACGAAATCGACCGGCGCAAGGACGCCGCGAAGACGAAGCGTCTGGCGTCGGATTCTCTCAAGGTCCCTGGAGCCAAGCATACCCACCGCATGGGCGTCGGTTTCGACGGCGACCATCACGATCTACTGAACTCGGAGAACTAACCTATGGCCAATCTTGCACTTCCTGGCTTTCAGCCCGCCCGTCGGAGCGGTGGGAGCCGAATCACTTACCTGCGTAAGCGGGTGACCACGAACAACACCCTCGCGATCAACCTCAACGACGCCGTTGTGACTGACACCAACGGCAACTGGCTCCAGGCTTCGACCACGACCACGGCGGTTGCCTCGGTTAGCAGCGGCGCATCCTATGTCGACGCTAACGGCGTCCGTGTGAATGCCAAGGGCCTCCCGGCCGCGACCCTATATACCTCGACTGGTATCCAGCCGGAGAACGCCTCTTACATCTTCGTCGTGGACTCGGTCCTGGAGATTGATCTGATTGCCTCCATCACCACGGCGCTGACCCGCGCTGACCTCAACGGCGCTACCTCGTTCGTTGCCGGCACCGGAACCAACGGTATCAGCGCGCAGACCCTGGACAGCTCGGGCGTGAACACCACGGCTACGCTGCCTTTCCGTCTCATCGACTTCGTGGAGGCTCCGGACAACGACCCGGACGCGGCTACTGCCCACATGTACTGTCGTATTAACGCCTCTATGTACGAGCCTGCGCTGGAAACTTCCGGTTCGGCTGGTCTGGCTTAAGGAGCTGCTATGGGTGGCGATCTGAATACCGCGCAAATGTGGGGGGCTGTCGAGCCCGTTGTCCGAAAGTACTACGGCCTCGGCGCCAAGGGCAAAAAGGAGAAGGTCTTCCCGAAGATTTTCGACGTGTCCAAGGGCAAAGAAGCCGTCCGCCACTCGATGGAGTTCGGCGGCCCGGGTCAGCTTTCGTTGAAGAACGAAAACTCGCCCATCACCCAGATGAGCGTCACGCAGGGTCCTAACAAGTCGTGGAACTACGGCGTCTACGCCGGTCAGATCACGATGAGCTATGAGCTTGCGCGCGACGTCAAGTACCAGGCGATCAAGACGGTGGCTGGCTCCCTGGGCCGCGCTACCCGGCTGACCCCTGAGTACCTGGCGGCGCAGTTCATCGACCGCTCGTTTAACACCGGCTTCCCGGCTACCGCCGATGCCAAGCCGCTGTGCTCGACCACCCACCTCATCGTCGGCACCAACGCCTCTTCGGGCGTCAATGCGCTGGCGACTGCGGCTGCGATGGCCGAGGCGAGCGCCGAGGACATGCGGACCCAGGTCATGACCCAGTTGGGCCCCGACGGCATGATCTCCCCGGTCATGATCGAGAAGTGGCTGGTTCCCGCGGCCCTGGCCGTGACCGCCGAGAAGCTGTCCCGCACCACCAAGACCATCGGGTCTGCCAACAACGACGTCTCGGTCATCGAGGGGACTGACTATATCGTCAATCCGTTCTTGACCAGCGCGACCAAGTGGTACGGGCTGACCGACGCCGACAATGGTCTGTTCTGGGAGTGGGACCAGGAAGCGCAGTTCATGGAGGACAACTCCGTGACCACGCTCCAGAAGGTCTACGTGGCCTTCATGCGTATGCGCTGGGGCTGCGACGATTGGCGCGCCATCTTCGGCAGCAACGCGACCTAAGGAGACACAATGGCAATCACTAACTTCCCCGGCGGTGCGTCGAGCTTCGGAGTCCCGCAGCTTGACACCACGCTGCTTCAGTATTGGGGAGGCGGGCCGGTTTATTGGGTTGGCAACCGCTCTGGCCTCGCGGCCTCTGACGGATCCAGCCCTACTAAGCCGTTGTCGTCTCTCTTCGGCACCTCGGGTGCGCTCGTAAAGGTCAATGGCCAGGTCGGGGCTCTCATCCTGGTTCTGCCGGGTCACGCCGAGAACATCACCGCCTCTACCAGCTTGACCACGCTCATGGGTGCTGCGGCCACCGGCTGCAACGTCGTTGGGCTTGGAGTGGGCGCCCTGCGTCCCACGTTCTCCTGGACTGCGGCGGCTTCTGCGCTGCTGGTGAATCAGGCGGGTACCTGGTTCCGAAACATGGTGTTCAACCTGAATGCCACCGCGGCTACCGTGGTCACCGCTGCCATCACCCACTCGGCGGCTGACTGCGGCGTCCATGACGTCGACATGTTGCCGAACACCTCGGCAACTCAGTTGACCACCACTGCGGTTACCGTGGCCACAGGCGCCACTAATTTGCAGTACCTCAAGGTCCGCATGTTCGGCGAGACCTTCGCCACCAACCCGACGGATACCTTCACCACCACGGCGGCCGTCGATAAGCTGACCCTGATTGATTGCAAGTTCCAGGTGGCCCTCAATGCCACCACGAACGGCGCCATCAACCTGGCCAACGCCCCGACGAACGTCTACATCGAGAACTGCACCTTCCAGAATAAGAAGGCGTCGAGCACCATCGCCGCGGTTGCGTCTGCCAGCACCACCGGCAACGTCAACACGGTCCTGTGTTCGATCACTAACGCGACCGGTGGCGCTACTGCCTTCGGGACCCCGGGCAACCTGAATCTGCACTTCGCCCGCGGTGGTGTCATCGGAAAGAACAGCATCGAAATCACCCCGCAGTCTGGCTAGTAGCCGGCGAGAGGGAACATGTATAGGCGGCCGGTTGCATTCAAGGACGGCGAAACGCTCATCGCGTGCGCCGTCTGCGGCTTCGCCTATCTGTTCCCCTCGGAACTGACCTACACCGACGAACACACGTTCCGCTGCAACCGGACGTGCCTGGACGAGGAAACAAAGCTAACCCACGACCGGCGCAGGTCGGCGTGGGCAAGTTCCCGTCATCCCGACCAGATTACTCCGCTGCTCCCCGGCACCAGGCCGAGCTATCGAGACTAAATGACCATCGGGGCAACCTCCACTTTCAACGAATCGCGCGATGAGATTTGCACCGACGCCCTGATCAATCTTGGCGCCGTTGCCCCCGGCAAGGATGCGTCCGCAGCTCGCACCGCTGGCCTACTGACTCATGCCGCCCGCGCCTTCAACCGCCTGGTTAAGTCCATGGACGGCGAAGGTCAGTTCCTTTGGCGCATCAACCGGAGGACCATAAACATCTCTGCGTTCACCGCTACGGTTGGATATGCCACTGCGCTGCCGGCCGATGTTTTGGATGTGGATGAGCCCATTCGGTTCGTTCCCGTAACGGGGCAGCCTACGCCACTTAATTCCATGAGCCGTGACGAGTTCATGGTGGCGGATCGCACCTCAACGTCGATGACCCCTAACCGCTATTACATCGACCGTACGCTTAGCGGCCTCACGCTCTATCTACTTCAGCCCATGGCGGTCGCCGATGTGACTACCGAGTCGCTTGAATACCCGGCGTTCACCCGTGCCGCAGACTTTACCAGCGGCGCAGATACGCCCGACTTCCTCCAGAAGTGGACCTCATGCCTTGTCTACGGCCTGACAGCTGAGTTGGCCCCGGCCTATGGGCAGCCGCAGAAGATTCAAATCTTCCGCGACCTGTTTCTGTCCGAGAAGGAGAAGCTTGTCGGAGACGATAACGAGCGTGGGAATCTCCGATTGGTGCCCTTCGGAATGGGGAACTACGGCTAATGGCATCTCAGACCGGTGGACTGATTCATTGGCTTGCGGCCGGCGTAACCACATCCGCAGGGGTTGCCGTTGCTTCTGGGAAGGTCCGTTTTTACGATCCAGGAACGCTCAATCCACATTCGGTCTACAGCGACTCGACTGTGACGTCTGCCATCACGCAGCCCATTACTCTAAGCGCCGGTGGAACGGCAACGGTCTACACCAAGGCCGCAATCCGAATGATTATCAATGACGCCCTTGATACTACCACTCTATATGACGCCGAGCTGAATACATTCCCTGCTGAGCAGGTTATGTACTCTTCCACAAATTTCAACGACGGTGACCCGTTTACGCTGGGACAAGCCTTTGAGGCATGGAATACCAGTGGAGCCGGCGGTAAGTCCGGCATGTGGAAGTATAAGCAGTCTTCCACTGCCGTTGAACGCAACCTCAAAGACTGGATGGGAGAGGTCCACGTATCGGTCAAGGACTTCGGAGCGGTTGGAAACGGCGCCGCCAACGACACCACTGCCATTCAGAACACGATTACGGCAGTAGGAGCTGCTGGCGGCGGGGTTGTGTACTTCCCCCCCGGAACGTACCTGATTAACGCCGCGCTGACCATCGGGAACAGCGGCGTGTCACTGGTTGGCGCCGGTCAGAGCGTCACCTTCATTAAGCAGTCTGGCGGGGCGGCCAATACGCTCAACTTCACGTCCACGACCGGGGCCTGCATTTTCGACCTGTCGATTATCCACTCCTCTAGTTCAACAGGACAGGCGATCAAGCTTCTGTCCTGCTTCCAGACGACCATCCGGAATGTGACCGTCGCTGGTCACACGATGGCCGTTTACGCGTCTTCGTCGAATACGACGTCGGTCCTGTCGTGCGTCATGTCTTCCGTCGCTAAGGTATGCGTACTCGACGGTACCAGCGCCTATTTCAACGTCCTTTACACCCAGTTCACGGGCGGGACGACGATGGTTGACTTCGGAGGCAGCGGAGGCAAGGGAACCGTGGCGTTTTGCGACTTCGCAGGCGGAACCACGGGCGTAAGCATGACCTTCGGCTCTCAGTATCGCGTCGTCGGAAACAGCGGCATGGCGGCCCTGACTACGCCGTTTAGCTACGCTTCTGACTTCGGGCTATACCAGGCCGGCAACGGCGTCGACGGGTACACCGTCGACGTTACTTCGGGGTCGACGGTTGCCCCCGACCTTACGCGCGGAACCGACATCAGGCTTGCTGCCGCCAGCACGGGCGTTGCCTATACGACCAACGTCCCGACGCCAGCCCCTGGGGCGACATCGCGCGACGTTACGATCCGTCTAACCTTTGCCAACTTGGCGGGCGGCGCGATTACAGGCTGGGGCGTTGCTGCCGGATATCACTTGAGCGCCGGCCCATCGACGGTCAACAACGAACGGACCACCTACATCCTGAAGTGGGATCCAGAGGCGTCCGTCTGGCGCGAGTGTTCGCGCTCGGTGACCACGTGACGCTACGGGCAGAGGGAACAGTCCGCCACGCACTGGCCGGCCAGCACGCCGTCGATAGACAGGACAGGGGCCTCGCAGGCGTCACTTACCGTGCCATCGGTGTCGCAGGCCATGCAGCCAGGGCGGCACAGTTCCCGCGCGCGCCACTCGGTGACCTCACAGCCCGCCACAGGCTGCTCGACCACCTCGATCGGCCGCAGTCCTTCGCAGCCGAACCCAAAAACCGCCAGAGCCAGGATGATTGTTTTCATAGGCCTCACTCTGCGCGCTATGTGTTTAACTGTCAAGCGGGAATTAAACACAACCGGGTGACGCATGCCTAGCGCCCCGCTTCCCCTTGCTGCTGGTCAGGTTTCATCTGTCGACTCATTGTCGCCCGCGCCGGTCAGTGTTGTCAACTGGGCCGTCGATGCCGCCGAGGTGAACCGCCCCCGTCCGGGGCTTGTCACCTACGCCACCACCGGCCTTGGCACCTCCCCACTTATCGGCCTCTACGTCTGGCAGACCTGGGTCATCGGGGTAACCGAGGATCGCAAGCTGTGGGCGCTCCCAAGCGTCCTGCCGACGACGTGGCAAGCACTTTCGGACGCGACC